CCGCCATGACCTCGGCTTCCGTGACACGGCTGTCGCCCTTGTCGGTGCGCAGCTTGCGGCCACTGCTCCAGCCCACGGCGCGCAGACGGTCGTACAGGGTCGGCTTGCTCACGCCGAGCCAGCGCGCGGCTTCATCGATCAATGGCCCGCGCTGGCCATGCCCGGCCGCGTGCAAGCGGCTGGCCACGCTGCGCAGGTAATCCATCTGAGCGAGCTCCCCCTGGTGCACGGTTATTCGCCCAGCAGGTCGGCGAGGTCGCGGAGCTGATCGGCCGCCCAGCGGGCGTTGCCGTCCAGCCGCTCGGCAATGTCGCCCTCAACCGCGGCGCCAGCATCGGCATACAACTGTTCGACGTCGCCGAATGCCTTGCGCAGTCGGGCGATGTGCGAGGCGGCCTCGACCACCGCCTCGTCGGCATCGCGCAGGATGTCTTCCGCGGCAGCGCGCAACTTGTTCGCATCGCTGCCCCGGCGCTTGTCGCGGGTGAGCTTGTTGATGCGTTCGTCCTTCGCGCGGATGATCTCCTCGTCGGTGCTTTTTTCGTCCTGGCGCTCGGCGCGTTCGGCGCGCAGCGTGGCCTTGAGCTCGCGCACCGACATGCTGTCCACCTCGTCGAGCGTGAGGCCGGCAAGTGTGCCGCCGTGCTCCAGGGCGTCGAGCGTGTCGTCGTCTTCGCTGAGCAGCTCCAGCACCTTCGAGCTTCCCAGCGTTTGCAGCTTCGGCAGTCCCTGCACTTTCACCGCGGTCTGAATGGCGCGACGCGCGAAACGCTCGCTCAGATCCAGGCGATCGAGCACCCCGCGGTACGTGGTGGGATCCTCGCGCTCGCGGATCTCGGCCAACATCACGCCGATCTCGATTAGGCGTTGCCCCGTTTCCTGCATGTTGAGGCGGATGCGCGCCACGTACGACTCGACGTGGTACGGCATCACGATGCCAAGGGTTTCCTCGACCGCCGAAACGTTGGCGGCAATCTTCTTCAGCGCGTCGCCGGCGGCGATCAGCTCGCCGTGGTTGATGGTCTTGTCGACCGCGTTGAGCTCGTCTGCGGTGCGTGCTTTGCTGGGGCGTGCCATGTGTTGCTCCTTGGGGTTAACGATCGACGCTGAAGCGTTGTGCGGTCTCGTCGACACGCTTGCGGGCTTCACCGAGTGAGTTGAGAACGCGCAGCGCGATCTGGCCCACGCGCGGGGTGATGCGCCAGGCACCGGTGTCGAGCGTCTCGGCCATGCCGGCCTCGCGCAGGTTGGCCAGGTCGCGGGTGACATTGCTGGCGCTGGTGTGCACGGCCTTGGCCACCTCGCCGGGCGCCAGGCCCATCACTTCGTGGCCGGCGAGCAGCATCAGGATTTTCAACACGCGCTGCTGTGCGGCGTTGATGTAGTTGGGTGCACTCATGACAGGGGCAGCTCCGGTTGGGCGTGCCGCTCGACTTGCGCGCGCTCATGCGCCAGCCGGGTCATCGCGGCGGTGAGGTGGTCAGCCGTGTCGGCCGCATCGGCCTTACCCTCGGCGAAGCGCAGCAGCGCTCCGATCGCCGCCGTGCACGATTCCTGCAGGGCGTGGATGTCGCTACCAAGCGGCAGCCGTCCAGTGGGCATGTCGATCACCAGCTTGCGTGCGCTGGTGGCCAAATATTCCGTGATGTAGCAGCGGCCGCACGCGAGCTCGAAGCCCGCGATCTTCTTTGCGGGGATGCTGCCGGACTCGATCCACTTGTAGATCGTCCACTTCGATTCGCCGACCAGGTCGCCGATGCGCTCCACCGACGAGCGGTCGTTTTCCTGGGCGAACTTCACGCAGCCCTCGACCGCTTCCTGCAGGCTGGCGGGTCGCCAGGTCTTCCAATTGCGGCGGCTCATTGCGCACCCCGCATGGCAGCTGGGCTGGCGAAGGTCCAAACTCGGCCGGGATTTGCCCTTGTGCAAATCGCTTGCAGCGGGTGAAATGGTGGCCGCCAGGTTGAACTGGGCTCACACCAAAGGACTGCGCACATGACACAAGACGAATTCACGGAGCTCTCGGCGCGCTGCGAGGCGGTGACCCGCGTCGTACTGCACCTAGCCGTGTCGTTGGAGGAGCGCGGCGTCATCGACGGCCACCGGCTTCAGGAGAACTTGCTGGACACGCTCCCGCAGGGTTCGCCGCTGATGGATCGAACGGCGCAACTGCTGCAGGAGGTGGTGGGCACCTATTCGGACGCGCGTAGCCGGCGCCGAACAATGGCTTTGTGGTCGGGAAACCGGCCGGATCGAAACGATGGCTAGACATGCTCTCCCCCTGTGGATGCATGGGTTAACCTGCCGCGCTCATGGCGGCGAGGGTGTAGGCCGGTGCGACCGGCGGCGTGATGCCGACCAGCAACGCGTCGCCGGTCAGCAGCGCCAGCTCGGCCTCGCGGGCGTCCGGCGTGTAGAACACGTGCGTCACGGTCAGGAAGCGGTGAAGCGGATTGCCCGGCTCCCGGCTGGCGTACATCAAGTTCTGGGCGGCCTTGTCCAAGCGAAGCTGGAACAGGCCAATGGGCTCGCCGCCGCGCCGCGTGGTGTGCAACTGCGCGTGGTGCCTGGCATCGGCGAAGGTGAAGGTGTGAGTTGTGGACATGCATGTGCTCCGTGTGGGCATGACTCAGCCCAACGCCGCGCGAAGCGCGTCGAGGGCCTTGGAAACGCGATAGGTAATGGGCTTGGCGTAGTGCTGTGGCCACAGTTCGCACAGCTTCAACCCCGTGAACCATGCGATTTGTCGTTCGACATGGTCGCTACGACGTTTGCCGTTGATTACGTCGAACACCAGCTTGGGCGAAGCACCGATGTGTCGCGCAACGTGGGACGGCGTGAATGGCATGGAGGGCTCGGTCTCAGCCAGTTTCAGAGCCGCCTTGATGAATATCGGATGCATGCGGTGCGCTCCTCCCTAACCTGCCAAGGCGCGAAGCGCCTCGGTGATCTGGGCGGGAGAGGCATGGCGGCGGCGCGTCGGTTCGCGGACGTGCCACTGTGGCCACAGTTCTTCGAGCGGCATCTGCAGAATTGCGGCGATGCGGTTCTCGATCTTGCGACTACGCCCACGGCCATTGATGACCATGTTCACCGTGCTGCGGCTGATCGAGTTGCCGCGCCCCTTTTTGAATTCACGCGCGATATCGGCTTGCGTGTAACCGTTGAGCGCCAAGCCATACTTGATCACCAAGGCACGTTCCTTCGCGGCCAATTCAGCGGGTGCGTTGGTATTCATTGGTCTCCTCAACCGACAGCGGCGAACGTTTGCCGCTTACATGTTCAATTCACGAGTGTATTGAACATGTGTATTGATCATATGTCAAGGGCCGCGTCGTGGGGGCGTCGACATGCATCCCGCTGAGATCAAGATGGCGCTCGAGATCAAGGGCTATTCGCAGGCCGCAGTCGCCGACGCATGTGGCGTGGGGCGCTCAGCCGTCGGCATGGTTGTCAACGGCCGCGGACGCAGCAGACAGGTCGAGGAGTGGATCGCGACGGCCACCGGGCGCACGTTGCTGGAGCTGTGGCCGCAGTGGTATGGCGAAGGCGAATTGACGCTCTCGGATGATGAGCGCCAGCTTGTGCTGGCCTATCGCAAGATGAGCGCCGTTGATCGTCTGCAGTTGCTAGCGACGACGCAGCGGGGCGTGTCGCAAGGCCGCCAAGTGCATGCGGTTGGAGGAAGTGTCGCGGCAGGCGGCGATGTCAACATCGGCAGCAAGAGCGGGCGTCGAAGAAAGTAAAGACGCCTTGGTACAAGATAGCTTCGACGATCAAAACAGGGGAGACCAACAATGTACTTCTACCGCTTCGCGGCGCTCTTCGTCGTTTGTGTGTTGCTCACTGGGTGCAAGGCGATGATGTATCACCCCTTCGGCTATTTGACGCAGACATCAAACGTGGAGCCGCAGGCGGCGTTCGATCAGGCCGCGCTGCAGAACGGGATACGTCCGGGCCACGCGATCGTTCGAGGCCAGGCATTTTCCAAGACTGTGGGTGGTGACGTGAAATATGGCGCAGGCAACGACGTCCTGTTGCTGCCGAGTACCGACTACGCCAACCAGTGCATCCGCATTCTTGCGACGGCAACGTCGGATTGCGGCACGAAACTGAAGCCCTATGTGCGCGTCGTGCAAGCGGATGGGGAAGGAAGGTTCGAGTTCAACGGTGTGGCTCCGGGTTCGTACATCGTCACCACGATCATCACTTGGGGCGTCCCAACGGGTTATGGAATCCGCCAGACCGGCGGCCCGGTGACCGCGATCGCGAACGTTGTCAACGACACTGACGAAGTGACAGTAAGCGTGCATTGATTGAGCGGCACACGCGGCTCCTGGCACGGACCGTGCTGCATCTCGGCTAGGGTGTAATCGGGGGCGGGGATGGTGCAGGGATGCGGCAACAACGTACGTAATATTGTCGCAAATCGACACAGCGTGGCAGCAGGGCGCGACATCAACCTCATCATCTACCATGACCTTGCCGAGCGGCTCGAACACCGCGCGCACCATCCTTGCGCTGTAAGCTGCCAGTGGTGCGGGTTGCGCGGACAGCCCCCGCTCACGGATGCGTGCCTGTATTGCGGCGCGCGCATCGGGAGGACGCGCAAGCGACCGTATTTGCTCGCCCTCCTGTGTGCCTGGGCGGGCCGCAAACTTTGCGGCGTTGTATGCTGGGCGGGCGGTGAGGGAGACCGCCATTAGTAGCCGGCGCTAAAAGACCGCGCACCTTTCATCGGGCACTTTGTGCCCCATGAACAAGCACTCGTTTCTGGGACTCCTTTGGCTCCGCCTGGTGGCGGCCTGGCCAATGCTGCGCGATAAGCTGCGCGCCACCCCACTGCTGCTGCTGGGCTCGGTCACGTTCGGCGTTGTCCTGCTGATGAACCCGGCAAAAGTCGGGTTGCTGATTTGGGGTGCCAGCCGCATCGGCTTGTACGCCTATCTGGGTTACTGGGTCGATCGCGTCCTGTTTCCGGACGCGCGCCCGCACGTGCTCACCGGTATCGCCCAAGGTACGGCGTGGAAGCGGCGCGCGTTGATCGTGGCCGCCGCGCTCCTCGCCGGGGCGTTGCTGCCGTGAGGCTCTGCACCTGGTGCATGGCGTTTGGCATTGCGTTGATGCTGCTGAGCTTGCTGCGCATGGTGTACGACATCCGTCAGCGTCGCGACGGGGTCGTGCCGAAGCGCGGCGCGTGGATGCGCACGTGGGTAATGTATTGGATCGGCGTTGTCGCGTTTTTGGGTTCCGGACTGCCGACCAATGCGGCGCCCGCTGTGCACATCCCCACGTCGTCGGTGCGCTATCGCGTGCAGCTGGAGCGTGCGGCGGGCTCGCAGTGGGGAATCAATGCGCCGGTGGCTCGCATAGCCGCGCAGTTGCACCAGGAGTCGGGGTGGAATCCGCAGGCGCGCAGCGTCTTCGCGCAGGGGCTGTCGCAGTTCACGCCGCGCACCGCGGCATGGATCCCTGAGATCTGCCCCTCGCTCGGCGAGCCGGACCCGTGGGACCCGGCGTGGTCAATACACGCCGCCGTCTGCTACGACGGCTGGCTACTCGATCGAGCGCCTGGCACAACCACATGCGATCGCTGGGCGATGACGCTCAGCGCATACAACGGAGGTGAGGTCGCGCGTGACCGCGAACGCACCGCAGCCTACGAGGCGCGCGATTCGCCCGACCGTTGGTTTGGCCAGGTGGAGCGGTACCGGTCACGCAGTGCCGCCGCCTGGCGTGAAAACCGCAACTACGTGCGCCGGATCCTGCTTGTGCTGGAGCCGGCGTACATCACCGCAGGTTGGCCCGGAACGGTGGCTTGCTGATGAAATACGTCTGCGCGTTAGCAGTGATGTTGGCACTGGCCGGCGCGCTGGAATGGCACGGCCACAACCGTGGTTACGAGGCCGGGGTGGCGGACACCAACCAAGCCGCGGACAAAAAGGTGAACGCCGCCAAGGCAACAGCTGCGGAGGCCATCGCCGCGCGCGACGCCACGGCCCTGACGCTGGCCAATGTGGAGCGCACGTTGTCGGCAAAGAAGGACGAACTGAAGCTGGCCAACTTCTATGCCGACGCCGCGATGGACGAAAGCGCCGGGCTGCGAAAAAAACTGGCGACGAAGACTACCGCACGTGAAATCGACTTGAGGAAAGCTGCTCATGATTCGCCCGCTTGTGCCGACCTTGCTCGTCTGCCTATTTGTCCTGCCGTTGCTGAGCGGCTGTGGGGAAAAGCGTTCGGCAATCCGGCCGACGCCCGTCGTTGAGGTACCGGTCCCGGCATACCGGCCGTTACCTGCAGCGTTGACCGTGCCGATCGCCGAGCCGGCGCCACCGGCTGCGCGTTGCAGCTGGCTTGGCCGTCCGACTGTGTGCGCGTTCGACGGGTTGGCGCAGATCACGCTATGGCGCGGCAAGTTGCAGCAGTGCAACGCGGACCGCGCGACCTCGGCGAAAGTAACCCAACCACCAGGGGACAAGTAATGCAGTGGCAGGACATTGGTCAGCTCGCCGCCGTGATATCTGCGATCTGCGCGATCGTGGCTGCCACGGTGAGCGTGCTGATATGGCGCAAGGCGCGCGCCGGCGATCTATCCAAGCAGATCAGTGACGGGGACCGCGATGTGAAGAAGCACACCGATCGATCCGTCGCCGGCGTCAACCAGCGGTTGTCAACGATGGACGCGCGAATGAGCGGGGTCGAAGACGGCGTAGCTCGCATCGAGCAGCAACAACAGCACAACCTCACCGCGCGCGACCTGGGTGCAGTACACGAAAAGATCAACCGACTGGCCGAGAACCTCGCAGCCAACACCGCCTCGACGCAGGGCATGCGCGAGCAGCTCGGCGTCATCCATCGCCTACTGATGAGCAAGCCATGAATATCGTCGAAGAACAGGGCAAGTTCCGCCGCGGCCGCATCCTGCGGATCCTCGCCGAGAGCAACAGCCAGGGCGCCAGCGCGCCGCTGATCCGCTCGATGGTGCGCAGCTGGGGTTACAAGGCCGACAGCGACACGGTGGCGATCGACCTGGCCTGGCTGAGCCGCCACGGCTTTGCCACGCTGCGCGAGGTGGGTGGCATCGAGATGTCGTGCATTACCCAGAGCGGCCGCGAGATCGTCTGTGGCGATTTGACGGTGCCGGGCGTCGCCCTGCTGGATGATTGACATGGGGCGCCGATCCTCCATCGAGCAGCTGCCGAAGGAACTGGCAGACCTGTGCCACCGCCTGATTCGCGACGGGCGCACGATCCACGAGATCACCGACGCGCTGAACGGCCTTGATGCCGACGTGAGCAAGTCGGCAGTGGGCCGCTACGTGAAGGGCGCGCGCGCGCAGATGGAGCACTACCGCGAGGCTCAGGCGGTGGCCGGCCAATGGGTGAGCCAGTTGAGCGAGGATCCCGGCAGCGACGTGAGCGCGCTCCTGGCGGAAATGCTCAAGACGGTCGCCTTCCGCACCATCGCCGACATCGGCAGCGAGGATGGTCCCTTGGGCAAGGACGGCAAGCCGGCGCGGCCCAAGGCGATGGACATCATGCTGCTCGCCAAGTCGATCCGCGACATGGAAGCGTCGACGAAGGCGAGCATGGAGCGCCGCGAGAAGATCGAGCGCCAGGCGCTGGAGCGCCAAGCCAAGGCCGCCGAAAAGGTGGCGAAGAAGCAAGGCATGTCGTCCGAGCATTGGGCGCAGCTGCGCGCGCAGTTCCTCGGCATCCCAGTCGAGGGTGAGGTTACGCAGTGACGCCGGAGGAACGCGAAGAAGCCCTGCACCTGGTCGCCGAGAAACAGGCCGAGCGGGCGGGCGTGGCATTGGCGCAGGCGCCGGCCTCTGAGATCCCCAGCATCCTGTTGCCCTACCAGGTGCGCTGGCACCTGGACACTGCTGACGTGCGCATCTGTGACAAGGGCCGGCGCATCGGTTTCACCTGGGGCGCCTGGGCGCCGGAGGCCGTGGGCGAAGCGGCCCGCGACCAGGGGGGCATGGACCAGTTCTACATGGGCTACAACCAGGGCATGGCCGCCGAATTCATCGGCGACTGCGCGAACTTCGCGCGTTGGTTCGGCGTGGCCTGCAGCCAGATTGATGTGGCCTTCGAGAAGGCGATCATCGACAACGAGCGCCGCGATGTGGTGCGCTACAAGATCACGCTGGCGAGCCACCACAAGATCGAGGCGCTTTCCGCCATGCCGTACAACTGGCGCGGACGCCAAGGCCACGCTCGGATCGACGAGGCGGGGCACATCGACAACCTGGGCCCGGTGATCGACGGCGCGATGGCGTACCTGATCTGGGGCGGTCGCGTGTCGATCGGCGGCACCCATAACGGCGAAGACAACCCGTTCAACGATCTGCTCAAGGACGTGAAGGCCGGCAAGCTGCCGTGGTCGCATCACCACGTGCCTTTCAGCCAGGCCGTGCGCGAAGGGCTATACAAGCGCATCTGCCTGGTCACCAAGAAGCCGTGGTCACCGGAAGCCGAAGCCGCTTTCATCGCCGACGTGCGGAGCAAATACCGCACCAACGAAGCCGCCGATGAAGAGCTCGAATGTATCCCCATGCGCGGCACCGGCGTCTATTTCAGTCGGCTGTTGCTGGAGAAGTGCCAGGTCGAGGATGTGCGGATCCTGCACTTCAACAAGCCGGCCAACTTCGTTCTAGATCCGGACCGCCTGCGCATCACCCAGGAGTGGGTCGACGATGTACTGCAACCTGCAGTACAGGCGCTGCCACAAGACAGGCGAACCGTCTTCGGCCAGGACTTCGCCCGCGACGGCGACCTGTCGCCCATAGTGATCGGCCAGTCGGTCCCTGGCGGGCGCAAGTGGCGCACGCCGTTCCGCATCGAGCTGCGCAAGATTCCGTTCGATTGCCAGAAGCTGATCGTGGCGTGGCTACTGACGAACCTGCCGCTGTTCCATCACGCGAAGTTCGACGCCCGCGGCAACGGCCAAAGCCACGCGGAGGCCGCGTTGCAGCTGGTCGGCCCGCAACGCGTGGAATGTGTGCAGCTCACGGGTGGCTGGTATGACACCTGGTTCCCGCGCTACCACCAGGCGTTCGAGGATGGCGACATCCAGACCTTCGGTGACGAAGACTGGATTGCCGACCACCGCAGCGTGGTCCTGGTGAAGGGCTCGCCGCGGATGAGCGATGCGCGCACCAAGGGTAGCGACGGCGGCGATCGCCACGGCGATACCGCGGTCGCCGGCCTGATGATGTGGGCCGCCGCGCGCGAGGAAGCAGCACCCGCTGCCGGTGAAACAGTCGACGCCGATCAGGACACCTACCGCGCTGGCGGCTTTGGTCGCCGTGCATCGGCCATGTTCGGAAATCGGGCCGACGCCCAACGCGGCCCTGTAAGCCGCTCGGAGCGTCTGGGCCGCCACGATGGGACACGGTGAGGCCATGAACAGCGCTGCGAAAATTCACGAAAAGTCTGAGGGCGGTTTTTGGTCCCGTCTCGCGGGTGTATTCGGCGGATCGACCACCGAAACGGCCAAAGAAGCCGCGAAACCGCTGCGCGAAGCCTCTGGTGCCACCGTGGACGCCGACGACGATCAATGGCGGCGGCTGACCGCGGACGGCAACCGCGACCTGGCACCGATGACCCAAGACCGCATGCAACGTCTGGCGCATTACCAGTGGGAGACGAACCTGCTCGCCAACCGCTTGGTCGAGCTCGTCGTGGCTTACCTGCTGGCCGGTGGCGTCAAGCTGACGATTGCCGACGATGATGCGCAAGCAGCGCTGAACCGACACTGGGACGATGGCCTGAATGCCTGGGACCTGAAGCTGCCCAAACGCGTACGTGAGCTGGGCCTGTTCGGCGAGCAATGCTTCCCGTGCTTCCGTGACGAAAACACCGGCTTCGTGCGTCTTGGCTACCTCGACCCAGCGCTGATCGAGACGGTGGTAATGGACCCCGAGAACCGCGAGCAGCCGATCGGCATCGTGACCAAGCGCGACAAGCGCGGCGATGCGCGACGGTACCGCATCATCGTCAACGTTCCGGAAACCGCGTTTACACAGCGCACACAGAAAATCCGCGCCACGTTCGACACGGGCGATTGCTTTTTCTACCGGGTGAACGATCTCAGCAGCAGCACGCGCGGGCGCAGCGATCTGCTGGCGCAGATCGACTGGCTGGATGCGTACGACCAATTCCTGTTCGGCGAGCTTGACCGCGCCGGCTTCATGCGCGCGTTCGTGTGGGATGTGACGCTGACAGGGGCATCGCCGGACGACGTGAAGGCACGCGCAAAGTCGATCACCGCGCCGAAGCCAGGCAGCGTGCGCGTACATAACGAATCCGAAGCATGGGAGCCGAAGGCGCCCGAGCTGGCGGCGGTGGATGCCGCTGCCGGCGCCCAGCTGTTCCGCAACCACGTGTTGGGCGGCGCGACGATTCCCGAGCACTGGTACGGCGGTGGCGGTGACGTGAACCGCAGCACCGGTGAGTCGATGAGCGAGCCGACCGAAAAGATGCTGGCCATGCGGCAAAAAGCAGTGGGGTACATGCTCACCGATATCGGCCGCTACGTGGTGCGCGCGCACTGGGGCGTGCTCGACGAGGAGCTGACCACAAAACAAGCCGACATGCTGGGTACGCTCACCTGCGCCTGGCCGGAGATGACCAGCAAAGACATCACGAAGTACGCCAGCGCCATGCAACAGATCACGGCCGCTGCTGCCGGCCTGCTCGCCGATGGCCTTGTGACCCGCGCAACAGCCTTGCGCCTGGTAACAGCGATGGCGGAGCGGCTGGGCGTGGAGATCGACGTCGACGTGGAGCTGACCAAGGCTCAGAAGGAACTGGCCGACCGCGGTGGCGATGACTTGCTGGGCCATCCGCTGCGCACACGGCCACCAGCGCCGGAGCCTGCCGCTGACGTCGCTGCGGAGTAACCGATGGATCCTGAGGAGCAGGCGCGTCGCTTCGCTGCTGCGGCGAAGGCCGAGGCCAAGCGGCTGCCCCGCATCCAGGCCGATACGCTAGGTGAGATCGTCAAGCAGCTGCACATCGCAGAAGGCCGCACGATCATCGCGCTGCAGGCGCACCCCACAGAAGCCGCGCAACGCCGTCTGCGCCAGCTGCTGGCAGAGTTGGAACGCACGATCGAGGATTTCCGCGTAGCCACCACCAGTGCGGCTACCCAGGGCGCGGACCAGGGCTGGCAGGCCGGCATTCGAACGATCAGTGCGCCGTTCGACGCGGCTGGCGTGTCCGTGCTGGGCGCCCGCATCAACGCAGGCGCGCTGCTGGCCACCAAAAAGTTCATGACTGATCGCATCGAAGACATCAGCCTGCGCGCGCTCAACCGGCTCAACGCAGCACTGACACAGCAGATCATCGGCGCCGCCCCGCTTGCCGACACGATCACCCAGGTGCAGGAGATCATGGGCGGCGTGCCGCGGCAGCGCGCAATGACCGTGGCCTATACCGAGATCGGCCGCGTGCATTCGGTGGCCCAGGATGAGTCACTGCAGCAAGCCGGCGACGTGGTTCCGAACCTGCACAAACGCTGGCTGAAAAGTGGCAAGCTGCACCCCCGCGAATCGCATGTCGCGGCACACAATCAGATCCGGCGTTACGATGAAGCGTACGTGGTCGGCGGTGAGTCGTTGCGGTATCCACGCGACCCGAACGGCTCGGCTGGCAACACGATCAACTGCGGCTGCCTGAGCATTCCGGTCGTCGATGGTTCGAGCTTCGGCGCCAGCACCATCCGCCTGAGTCCGCAAGGCGGCATACGCAAGCTTCCCACCTCCGCCTGATAGAGCGGAGGCGTTAGTAGCGCGCGCTAAAAGACTGGGCGACAACAACAAGGCAAATTCACTCCACACCGCGCTTTCGGCGCGTACCGCGCATGCGATTGGAGATGACGATGCCTCAAAAGTTGAGCGATGCGGACCAGGCTGCGGCTGACAAGGCTGAGGCCGAACGGCCCGCAGCCGAGGACCAAGCTGTTGATCGACCGATCGGCACCCGCGATGCGCCGAGCAAGGCCACCACGAAGGCCAGGCTGGCAAAGATCGGTGTGGAGGTTCTCGCCGAAGCGAAGGTCGCCGAGGGCCTGATCTGTCGCGTGCTGCAGGACGCGAAGCGTGTGTGGAAGGAATTCTTCCATGAAGCTTAAGCCGATCCCGGCGGCGGGCATCGTCGGCGAGGCCGCGCTGCGTGAGGCGGCGGCCGGCGAATTCGGCCAGATCAGCCAGCTGGTGCGCAGCGCGATCTACAAGATCGACCCAGCCAGCAGTTATGTCTCCGCGCTCTATGCCGACCGCGCGGTGGTCGCCAAGGACAACGGCCGCCTGTATGCGTATCCGTACACCATCGGCGATGACAACCAGGTCACCCTTGGCGCCCCCTACGAAGTGGTCTCGCAGCACGTGCCGGCATCCTTCACAGCGCCCGCGCGTGAGGCCGTATCCCATACAACCCCGAAGCCCGAGCGTGACGCGGCGGGCGGTGGCGACAAGAACAACAACGCCACCGCCCTGCAGGGCGAGTTCTTCATTGAAGCCATCGCACCGGCCGAGGGCCAGAAGCCCTCACGCTACCTGGTGCGGGTGATCAAGGCTGGCACCTCGCTCAACAACGTCACGTATCCGCGCGACGTGCTGCGCGAAGCCACCCCGTTGTTCGACGGCGCGCGCGTGTTCGTCAAGTCCGACGCCGAGCACCTCAAGGGGGGCGGCAAGGACGTGCGTCAGCTGGTCGGCCGACTCAGCGAGGCCAAGTTCGTCGAGGCTGGCGTTGGCGAGATTCAGGCGGTGCTCGACGTGTTCGAGTCCGCCGACGTCGCACCGATGTTGCGCGAGGCGGTGGAGCGAGGCATGACCGACCTGTTCGGCCTGTCGATCGATGCCACCGGCCGCAGCAAACAAACCGGCAAATTCCGCGAGGCCACCAAGCTGACGAAGGTGGCCAGCGTGGACTTGATCATCGAGCCCGGCGCCGGCGGGCAACTCATCCGTTTTGCTGAAGCCCACAACGAGGAAGACACCATGCTGCGCTCGCAGATGATCAAAGAGATTGGCACCCGCGATGCGAAGCGGGCCGAGGGGCTGGCCAACGCCAGCGACGACGACGTGCTTGCCGCGTACCGCGAGGCGGTGGCGATTACGCCGGAAGACAAGGCCGGCGGGGCCACTGGCATCACCCAGGAGCAGCTGGTCGAGCACACCCGCATGATCGAGGCGCGCGCCGATGCCCGCGTCACGATTGCGCAGAGCAAGCTGCCGCTGGTCACCCAGTTGCGCCTGGGCGAGCAGTTCCGCGAGACCAAGAGCTTCACTGCGGCCGACGTGGACGCGGCGATCAAGGCAGAACGCGAATACCTGGGCAAGGTGGTCGACGGCGCCAAGGTCACCGGCCTCGGCCAGTTCATCGAAGCCGGCGAGAGCCGTGCCGACAAGGTCAACAAGATGCTGGACGATTTCTTCGACCCGTCGAAGCCGGCAATGTCGTTCCGCGAGTGCTACATCGAGATCACCGGCGACCGTCGGGTGACCGGCATGCTGCACGACATGGACGAGGGGCGCCTGCGCGAAGCTGCCGGCGAACGCGCGTTTCGCGAGGCGGTCAGCGCCAGCACCTTCGGCGACGTCCTGGGCGATTCGATCACCCGTGCGATGATCCGCGATTACGGCAACCTGACCAGCTGGAGCGACTGGCGCTGGCTGTGCGACGTGGTGCCGGTGACCGACTTCCGCACGCAGGAACGCACCCGCATCGGCGGTTTCGGCAACCTGCCGGCCGTGGCCGAGGGCGCGGCCTACACCGAGTTGTCCGCGCCGGGCGACGAAGCCGCCAGCTACGCCATCAGCAAGCGCGGCGGCCTGCAGACCGTGACGCTGGAGGCTATCGCCAACGACGACGTCGGCCTGCTGCGTCGCATCCCGCGCATGCTGGCCACGGCCGCGGGTCGCACGCTCTATGAGTTCGTCTATGGGTTCGTGGACGGCAACGCGGCGATCTACGACAGCGTTGCGCTGTTCCACGCCACGCACGCCAACCTGGGCACGGCCGCGCTCGACGCGACCAGCCTGGCCGCGGCCCGCCTGGCCATGTTCAAGCAGACCGAGCTCTCCAGCGCCAAACGACTTGGCATCCCGCTGCGCCACCTGGCCATCCCGAGCGACCTGGAAACCACTGCCCACGACCTGTTCGCGCGCAGCACCAACCTGGACAAGACCTTTGTCCAGAGCATGGACCCCACGGTGCATGTGGTTACCCACTGGACGGACGCCAACAACTGGTACGCCACGGCCGACAACGCCGACGTGCCGCTGATTGAGCTGGGCTTCTACGGCGGCCAGCAAGACCCCGAGCTTTTCGTGCAGGACCAGCCGACCTCCGGCAGCGTGTTCAGCAACGACAAGATCACCTACAAGATCCGGCACATCTACAGCGGTGCCGTGCGTGACTACCGCGGCTTCTACGGCGCCATCGTCGCCTAACCAGTGCGTGCCTGGCCACGGATGGCCATCTTTTCCTGATCGACAACGACCTGACCAATGCCCCTGGCCGATTATCAAACGCGTGTGGATGACCTGGTGCGCGATCGCGACAATGTCATATCCGATCCGCAGCGCGACGCCGCGATCGATACGGCGCTCGCGGTTTATTCGGCAGACCGGCCGCGCCAAGTCGTGGTCGACGTTACATCCGGTGGCGGCCAGCGTATCGACCTGCCGGCCGGTTGGGTCGATGACAGCTCCACCCTCGTCGCCGTCGAGTTTCCCATTGACCAGGTGCCCGCCAGCGAATTGCCGTTGGCGGACGTGCGCATCTACAACGCGCCGAGCGGCCGCAAGATCGAGTTGCCGATCCCCACGGCCGATGGCGACGTGCTGCGGCTGACCTATACCGCGGCGCAGCTGCTCGATGCCACCGACGACACGGTGCCATTGCATCACCGTAACGCGGTGGCCAGCCTGGCCGCCAGCCTGCTGTGTACGCAGCTGGCCATCTATTACGCAACAGAGGGCGAGCCGAGCATCGCCGCCGACACGGTCGACCGCAAAAACAAAAGTGACCGCTTCCGGCTGCTGGCAAAAGACCTTGCTGCGGCCTATTCGCGCGTCGTCGGCTCGCCGCCGAGCGATCGCAACAAGGGCGCCAGCGTGACCGTGCCAATGGAGCGCAACAACGCGCTGGGCGGCAAGCGCCTGTTCCATCCCACCCGCGATTGGCCCCGCTGATGGATATCGTCGTCGACACCAGCCAGGTCGCGCAGCTCGCGGAGCTGTGGCAGCGCGCGCCGGACATCACCCGCCAGGAAATGCTGCGCACGATCACGGAGTGCGACCTGCTGACCCAGGGCGAGCTGATGCAATCGTTGCCGCGCGGCGCCGGCGGCGTGCATGGTGTCGGTCTGGCCGGCACGATCTTTCGCGAAGAGCAGCCTTTGGCAGACAACGTGCTCGGCCTGGTCGCCACGAAAGAGCCGTACGCCGAGTACCTGGAGATGGGCACGCGGCCGCACCGCGTGGGGCCGAAGGCGATCGATGCCCTGGTCGACTGGGTCGAAGCGCGCATTGGCCTTCACGAAGATGAGGCCGAAGACATGGCGCAGGGCATCGCCTGGAAAATCCGCAAGCGCGGCACCAAGGCGAACCCGGTGTGGCAACAGACCTATCAGCGCCTGCAGGGTGAATACCTGGTGAAGTTCCAAGCTGCCGTGCAGCGCATTACCGCGCGCTTGGTGGGAGGTGCCGCATGAGTGCGGCGCAGATCCGCGCGGCGATCGTAGCCACGATGCAGACCGTTGCCGACATCGGTGTCGTGCATAACCGTGAGCGCTATATCAAGGATTTGTCCGGATTGAAGACACTGTATGTGCCGGTGGGCACGTCACAGCTGCGCGGCTGGTTTGTGCGCCGGCAAGAGCTGGCCGAGCGCGATCGCATCCTGCCGCGCTCAATCGAATACACGCGCTGGCGCATTCAGGGAGTGATGGCGTTCGACGACGCCAATGCGAGCGAGCTCGTGTTCGACCAACTGATCGAAGACCTGCGCGATGCGTTTCGCGCCAACGACACGTTGGACGGCACGGTCAGCCAGTGCGCGCTGCCCGATGGCAGCGAGGCCGGCCTGCAGCTGGTCGAGGCCGGCCCGGTGAGCTTTGCCGGTGTGATCTGCCACGGCGCGCGGCTCTCCCTTACCACCCAATTGCTCCGTTAGAGGATCCCGACGATGACCACCGAGTATCGCGACCAGGATGGCAAGCTCCTGCGCACCGACAAGGGCACCCAGCCTGCCGTGCGCCAGAAGGCCGTCCCGACCAAATCCACCCCGGCACCTGCGCCGGCTGCGCCGGCTGCCCCGGCCAAAAAGGAGAAGTAAGCCATGTCACTGCGATCCAAAACCCTCCTGGTGCTCGCGCTGGCGGAAGTCACCTACGGCACCGCCGTGGCGGCGGCCGGCAGCGGCGCCATCGTTACCAGCAACGCTCAGCTGAGCCCGCTCGAAGGCAACACGGTCAGCCGCAACCTGGACCGACCGACGTTCGGCAACGACCTGCAGCTGCACGTGGGCGTGCACTGCATGCTGCAGTTCGATGTCGAGCTGGTCGGCAGCGGCGCGCTGGGCACCGCGCCGGCGTGGGGCTCCTTGCTGAAGGCCTGCGGAGTGAAGGAAACCGTCGTTGCCGTGACCTCGGTCGTCTATACGCCGGACACGCCCAGCACGGAATCCCTGACGCTGTATTTCAACATGGACGGCCAGCAGCACATGCTGACCGGTGCTCGTGGCACCTTCCAGATGAAGGTCGAGAGTGGCCAGATCCCGCACCTGACCTTCCAGTTCACCGGCATCTGGAACACGCCCACCAGCACCGCGGCCGTGTCGCCCACCGGCTGGAGCGCGTTCAAGGTGCCGACCCCGGTCACGTTCGACAACACGCAGGAGGTCAGCGTCCACGCGATCGCCAGCGTGTTCAAAACCTTCGACTTCGACCAGGGCAACACCGTCACGTACTTCGACAACCCTGGCGAGCAGGAGGTGACCATCACCAACCGCGAAAGCAAGGGCAGCGTCTCGATCCTGGCGCCGACGATTGCGACGAAGGATTACTTCACCGCAACCAAGGCCAACACCCTTGGTGCCTTCAGCTTCAGCCACGGCACCGACGACACCCTGCGCGTTGCGTTCGCCAGCAGCCAAATGCAGTTGTTGCAGCCGAAGTATGGGAACGACTCCGATCGCGCCACGCTCGATGCGCAGCTTGCCTTCGTGCCCACCGATACCGGTGACGACGAGTGGGAGCTGCGCCTGGAAGCCGCGGCGTAGCCGACGCGGCGTGATTCCCCCGACAGGCCCGCCGCCGACATGGGGCGGGCATTTTCCGCCACGCAACGCCGTTGCACCTCACCCAAGGATCCGCACACATGAGTCTCAAGCTGAAAATGACCGAATCGTTCAAGGCACGCGTCAGCGTCCCCGTATTGAGCGACGACGCCGACCGCGAGCAGGAAGCGTCTTTCGTCGCCGAGTTCAAACACCTGGACCGCGCGCAGTTCGACGCGTTGATGGCCAAGTCACCGAGCGACGCCGAGTTTCTCGACGAAGTGTTGATCGGCGTTGCAGAAGTGGCGAACGGAGACGGCAGTCCGATTGGGTTCGCCGAAGCCAAGGAGGCGATCAAGAACGATCTGGCGTACAGCGGAGCCACCGTGCGCGCGTTCATGGAGAAGCTGAGCGGTGCTGCGGCAAAAAACTCGAATCGGTCGCGCGCGCGCTGAACACGAGCGGGTCCGTCGACGACGACGAAGGCCCCTCGCTTGCCCAGCAGCTCGCAGCGGCCGGCGCACCGACCGAGATCGTGGCAGACGCCGAAGCGGCGCCGGTGGTGGACAGCAGCATTGAAGTACTCGCATGCAACTGGCTTACGGTCGAGGTGTTCCAGACGTGCCAGCTGGGCTTTGCGAACGGCGCTGGCGGCGCTATCTGCCTGGGCATTCC